CGATTATGAGCGTCGTTTGATGGCTGCTGGCGTTAAGGCTAATTTTATTTATGCTGCGTTAGAGCATGATAATTCAAGCACCCTCAATTCTGGGTTTCAAGATAAAAACGATAAAACTTATGTTGCGAACCGAGATTTATTTAACAGTAAAGTTGAGTCAGATGATTTGTCTGAGGGTAATTGGAGTTTAGAGATTAGGAGGGTTAACGCTTGGGACAGATAGTTTATACCGGCGGCACTTTTGACTTGTTTCATAGTGGGCATGTTAGATTTTTGAAACAGTGCAAACGTATTGCTGGCAAAGATGGCAAGGTTGTTGTCTCTTTAAATAGGGACGAGTTCATTGAGGCTTACAAAGGTAAGGCACCTATTATGTCTTTTGATGAGCGTGCAGAGGTGTTGCATGCCTGCAGGTTTGTTGATGAGGTTATACCTAACTATGGTAACGCTGACTCTAAGGTTGCTATTGTAAAGGTGCGACCTAACTTTGTTGTGATTGGTGATGACTGGGCTAAAAAAGATTATTACGCTCAAATGCAATTTACGCAGGATTGGTTAGATAAACGTGAGATTGGTTTAATCTATGTCCCTTACACCGCAGGGGTTTCTACAACCGATTTAAAAAGGCGTATAGCAGGTTTAAAGATAAACTAGGTATTGACTTTAGGAGTTTTTTGTGGCTGTAACAAATGGGTATTGCACTTTGGCGGACGTTAAAGCGGCGTTAAGGCTGCAAGATACTGTTGATGACGCTTTATTGGAGAACAGTATTAACTCTGCGTCTCGCATGATTGACCAATACTGTAACCGCTATTTTTATAGTGGCACCGCTGGCGAGGTTAGATATTACCAAGCCAATGATGGTTTCACTTGTTGGATTGATGACGCACAAACTATCACTGAGGTTAAGACTGCGTCTGTTGACCCGACTATTTTTGATACAACTTGGGAGGCTGGCGACTATCAGGCTTTGCCTATTAACCGAGTTGCTAATGGTGGCTACTATCCGATTACTGCAATTACTGCTACCGACAATTATTTGTTTCCTGTTTGGGCGGACATTGCGTTGGTTAAGGTTACTGGCACTTGGGGTTGGCCTAGTGTGCCAGAGCCGATTAAGTTTGCTGCGATTATTCAGGCGTCTAGATTGTATAAGCGTTTAGAGTCTCCGCTTGGTGTTGCTGGTGTTTCAGATATTGGTATTATGCGTGTTGGTGCGAACATTGATGGTGACGTTGCACAACTAATTAATCCGTTTAGACTTTTGAGGACTGGCGCTTAACATGGCGATTAGTGACCTTAGGAAAGGTCTAGCGAACAACTTACAAACCATTACAGGTTTGCGTGTAGTTGAAACTTTGCCAGACGTTATCAACCCTCCTATGGCTATTATTGGTTTAGATAAGATTGTCTATAACAGACAAAACAATGCGTCTATGAGCGAATACACGTTTAAAATAACTGTTGTTGTTGGTCGTGTTGTTGAGCGTGTGGCTCAAAATAATCTTGACGTATACGTGGCACCCGGTGTTGGTTCTATCAAACATGCGTTGGAGTCAGATAAGAGTTTAGGTGGCTACTCATACGACGTGTTTGTCCCTGAGTTATCTGCCTATGGTGCTATACAGGTAAATGGAATAGACTACTTAAGTGCCGAGTTCTCGGTGCAAGTTTTCGCAAGGTAAAGGAAAATAATGGCAATTTTTGTTGCAACAGATTTCAGCGTTTCAATTAATGGGTCTACCGCTTTGGCCTCATACTTGACTCAGGTTGAGTTAAAGACTTCTGCCACTGACGTAACTACTACCGCTTTTGGTAGCAGTTGGGTTACACGTGTTGCAGGTCTAAAAGATGGAACACTAACACTAAACTTCAACCAAGATTACGCAACTACAACAGTTGATGCTACTCTTTGGCCTCTACTTGGTAGCAATGCCACTGTTGTGATTAAGCCGAATTCTACTGCGGTCTCTGGAAACAACCCGGCTTATACTGCGGTTTGTCTAGTAACAGACCTAACCCCGATTAGCGGACAGATTGGCGACCTTGCTACATTTAGCGTGACTTGGCCGACAACCGGAACAGTTAGCAGAGCGACTGCATAATGAACCAAATTAACCTACGCATTGTTTTATCTGATGGCTCTACCATAGATGTTGCTACATCTGCGGGAGATATTGTTAAGTGGGAAACTTATTTTGATTTGGGTATAGATAAGTTAGAAAAACTTACACACTTGCTTTACCTTGCTTGGCTTGCTGTTACACGTCTAAAAAAGACTGGCGAAGATTTTGACGCTTGGATTGAGACTGTTTCTAACGTGCAGGTTGATGACCAAAAAAAAGTTTAAAGCCTTTAGGGGTTGACTCTCAACACTGGTTTATTGCTAATTTAGCGGTTGCTACTGGTATAGCACCATCAGTTTTATTGCAGGAGTCAGACCGCATGCTAAACACAATGTTGTTTGCATTGCAATATCAGAGAGGTGGCCATGAGTAAAGTTGTTGTTGACGCTAAACAAGTTATTAAAGGCTTAAACGCTATTGAACCGGGTCTAAAAAAACAGATGTTAAAAGACATGAAGTTTATTTCTAAAGACATGGTTAAAGACATTAAAAAAGAGATTAGTCCTATCTCACCTTTTGGTAGCGTCGGACATACTGAGGGACGTGGACGTTTGTCTTGGGAGTATGGAACATATAAAAAAACTGGTGCCATTATGAAACCTAATAATGTTATTGCTAGTTTTAGGTCTGGCCGTTCACTTAGGTTTGCGACTACCTCATTATTTTCAATTTGGATACGTAACCCTATGGTGGCTTTGGCTGCTAACGCTGGTAAGGGTTCTGGTATGGCACGTTATGCAGATACTAAAGAGTATGCGTGGCGTGGGACTAGACGTAATCACCGCAACAATGGTCAGGGTCAAAAACTTATTAATAAGATTAGGTCTGCTGGTTACGCTAATTTTCACTATAAGGCGGCTGAGGAAAATCTGCCAGATGTAGAGCAAAAGATAGTATTGGTTTGGGATAAGTATTCAAAAATTGTTACTAGAAAGTATTTTTAATGTCCGCAATTATTAAGTTATTATCTAAGTTTGACGACTCAGGCATTAGAAAGGCTAAAAGTAGTTTTAGTGGTTTAGGTAAAACTATTGGTGCGTTGGGTATCGGTATTGGTCTTACTCAAATTACTAGAGGGTTGTCTACGGCAGTTGAAAATGCTCAAGAGGACGTTATTTCACAGAGGCAACTTGCTCGCCAGTTAACGATAACTGCAAAGGCAACTAAGCAACAGGTTGCGGCTCAAGAAGATTACATAACCAAACTATCTATGACGACAGGTGTCGTTGACGATAAACTTCGTCCGAGTTTTTCTGTTTTGTTGAGAGCCACTGGTAGCGTTCGCAAATCGCAGGAATTGCTCAACCTATCTTTGGATACGTCTGCGGGAACTGGTAAAGATTTAGAAATTGTTACTAAGTCTATTGCACGTGCTTATGGTGGCAATATTACTGGTTTGCAAAAACTTGTGCCGGGTATCAAAAAGGGTTCTGATGCTATGGGTTTCCTTAAAGAGCAGTTTGCTGGTGCTAGAGAAACGATGGCTAATCCTTTTGACCAGTTGACTATTGCTGTTGATGAAACTAAAGAAAAATTAGGTATGGCTCTGTTGCCTACTGTTCAAACCTTTGTTAAATATTTGATTAGTGACGTCATACCAACTGTTGACCAATTTTTTACTGATGTTGCTAATCCTAAAACTGATATCGGTCAGGCTTTTGCTGCGTTTGGCGATACTGTTGATATTGCACAACAGAATTTAAAACATTTCTTTGCAATGATGGACCCTAAAAAAGAGGGAAATGCAATGTCTGGTTTTGCTGCCTCTCTTGAGTGGATTGCAGTAACTTTGTCTAGCGTTATTGATGGTTTTACTGTTCTTATTGCGGCGGGAGATAAATTCAGTAGAGGTAACTATGGTGAGGCTGCCGCTTTGCTTATGGCACGAACAGATATCGGTGCTATGGCTGTAAGAAATAACATTGACGTTAAAGACCAGATTGCAGCAATTAATAAACAAACTAAAGCAAAAGGCTCAGGCATGTTTATTACTGACTCTCAAGGTGGCTTGTCTGGTGTTCAAGATAATGTTTTGTTTGGTTCACCTAAGCCTAAAAAGGCAATAGTGCCACTTGTGTTTAAAAGTGGTATGGCAGGTCAGACAATAAATAATGTAACTATTAACGTGCAAGGTGCAGACCCTAAATCTACTGTTGATGCTTTAGGTAAGTATGTAAAGCAAAATGGTAGTTTACCTTTCAACTTAACTAAAGTAGGGCGAACTGGATAATGCCTTTACCTACATACGTTGTTGAGTTACAGTTTGGCTCTAGTTCTTGGGTTGACGTTACATCTTATGTTCAAAACATAAGTATTAATCGTGGTATTAATCGTGTTTTACAAGATTTTTCTGCTGGCACTTTAAATATAACTTTTGTAAATAATAGTCGTGTCTTTGACCCGCTAAATACTTCGTCACCGCTTTGGTATGGTGCAGGTGGTTACACGATGGTGCAACCTGCGGCACAAGTTAGAGTTTCAAGTAACAGTGTTAGACGTTTTACAGGTTCCGTTGAGACTTGGGATTTTACTTATGATGAGTCTGGTTTTGATGGTAAGGCAACTCTTACCGCACTTGATTTTATGTATCAGGTTGGGCAGGTAGAGTTTAGTAACGAATACGCATCGTCCCTAGACCCTTATTTTGAGGTGCAACCTGTCGTGCAAACTACTGGTGACCGGATAGATAGAGTTTTTAATTTTAATAATTTTGGTGCTTCTAGTTATTCTTTAGTTGAGTCAGGTGCAACTCTTGTCGGTGCAGATACAAATAATGCCGGCGATAGCGTTTTAGCGTATATGCAAAATCTTGCTCGTAGTGAGCCTGCTGATTTTTTTAGCAATGCTTCGGCTGTAATGGTTATGAAAAATCGTAGTTTTACTAATTACACTTGGGCCAATACGACTAGAAACAATTTAATTGTTTATCCCGGAACTGCTACCGGCAATATTGGTGAAAATGTTTATCTGCCTTTTGGTTATGCAGGTTGGATTTATGGTAATTCAAATACAAGTTCTAGTGCTTTGTATTCTGGTGGTTCAGTTAATCAGGCTACTGTAAACACTACTTTTAATCGTTATGAAATGCGTTTTAGTGAGATTAGTGCAAGTAAATATAATCCTGACCAGTCTGCAACAAATGATTATTCTTTTTCAGCGTGGTTTAGAGGTGAAGGGTTACGTAGCATCAATGGTGGCGTAACTGTTAGTTTAGATATTTACAATAGCACCGGCGATATTATTCAAAGTAATAGCACTACCGGCACTGCTGTTGACGCTGCCACTTGGAAACAATTTACATTTACTAATACTTATGTTGGCACCGATTTTGCTGGTATTGATGTAAAGATTTATTCCGGTGGCACTGCTGGTTCAAATTATTTTATTGGCAATGGCTGGCAGTTTGAACGTGCGTCAAGTCTCCCTAACTATTTTGATGGAACCTATAACCCTTACGAGTCGTCTGCCTCTACCGCTTATTATGTTGCTTGGAGTGGCGAACCATACAAGTCTTACTCTGGTCTAGTTACTAGTGTTGCGTCTACTGCGGCGGCACCGGCAGTTTATAGTTTTGCTGCGGGCAACGCTCAGTCAACATTTAACGGAACTGCAATACCTTTTACTGATTTGCAAGTTGTTTATGCTTCAGAGCAACTTTACAATAAGGTGCAAGTTGTAGGCATCAACGCTACTGCGGTTGTTGAGGACAGTGCTAGTCAGGGTTTGTATGGCATTAGGACTTATGTTCAAACAGATAATTTGACTACTTCTACTACTAAGCCGGCTGAGATTGCGTCTGCATTGTTGGGTGAGTTTAGATTGCCTGAGTATCGTGCGGAACAGATGACTGTTGCGTTAGAGGCTTTAACTACGGCTCAGCAAACCATTGTTTTAGGTATTGAGATACGTGACGTTATTCGTGTTGCGTTTCAGCCGTCTGCGACAGGTGCAAATGTTGATAAGTATTATCAGGTTTTGGGTATTACTTCTAACGCTGATGTTGAGCGTGACGCTGTAACGTTTAATTTGGCGTCGCTAGATAATTTGCCGTTTAGACTTGACTCAACATTTTTAGGTATTTTAGATACTGATACTTTGGCATAGTAAAATAAGACTTTAGGAGATAAATTATGGCAGGCACAAAAACTTGGACTATCGGCGAAGTCCTAACCGCATCAGATTTAAACGGAAACTTTACTAAGTTGCCTTATGCGTCGTCCGCATTTACTTACACGCAGGTTGCTACTATTGCGGCTAACGGAACAGCGTTAACTGCGGTTGCGTTTCCTGCATCTAGATTTAGCGTGGCACCGCTGGTTACTGTTTCTAGCCGTTCTAACGTTTTGACCGCCTACATTTCAGCAGTCACTTCCGGCACTGTTACTGTTGGGCTTTGTAATAATGGTGCGGCTACTTCTGCGGCTAACGTGATTGTGTCTGGTATTGCTATTCAAATGACTAGCGGAACTGCGGCAGGTTAAGGAAAATAATGATTACTTGTAAAACTGTTAACTGTCCTATGGGCGATGAGAAGCATTATCCTCACCCTGATGGTATCCCTGTTGTTTGTTGTTTTTGTGGTGTAGAAATGACTGGCGATGAGTGAGGCACCAAAGCCGACTAATCAACATTTATTGTTGCAGATTGTGCGGGACATAGAGATTTTAAAAGCCAACTCTATCCAAATACTTGAGTCGTCACGTGACCACGAAAATAGGATTAGAGAACTTGAGAAACAAAATAATCGTAACGCTTGGGTGCCTGCGTTGATTACTGCGGTTATTACGTCGGTCATTGTTATTGCGTTTACGAAAGGTTTGGGTTTATAGATGATTAGTCCGGGAACTTACGATATGACCTGTTATCAGGGTGCAACGTTTGATAAAACTTTTACTGTTACTGAGGCTGGTGTTGCTTTAAATCTGACTGGCTATACTTCTGCAATGCAGGTGCGTGAGGCTGCTGACTCTACCGCTTATCTTGTTAGCCTTACTTCTGGCTCTGGTATTACTTTGGGTGGCACTGCGGGAACTATTTTAGTTACGATTGCGGCTACTGCATCGTCTGCTATTCCTGCGGGCAGTTATGCTTATGACCTTGAGTTGACTTCTGGTGGGACTGTAACACGTTTGTTGCAGGGTGCTTTTAACGTTGTAGGTAACGTCACTAGATGAGTGATGTAGTTGTTTCTGTTGCTGAGTCTGTAACTGATGTAGCGGTTACAGATAACAGTGTTGGTGTTTCTATTACTGAGTCTGACGTACAGGTGCAGGTTAGTGAGTCTAATAGGCAAAGTGAGGACATTGCTTATACGATTGTTGGTGGCTCTACTGGAACGCAACCTACGTTTGATGGTGACCCTCTTTTTTCTGGTAGTTATACACGCACTGGTGCTTTAGTTCATTTTCAGATACAAGTTGATTTTGATAACATTACAGGTTTTGGAACTGGGCAGTATTATTTAGATTTGCCTTTCACCTCTAAATACAATTACCAGTTTGCTTCGGGTTGTTTGCACGATTTTTCTAATGGTCGTGAGTATCCAATTTTTGGTCATGTTTTTGCAGGTTCTAAACGTGTCTATCTTCAGTCGCTTGATAATCAGGGTTCGCATACTTTTCAGGTTGATTTTACCCATACAGTTCCAATAACTTTGTCCACTGCAGACAATTTTCATGTCTCAGGCATGTTTGTTACAAGTGACGCTATTTAGCGTTTAGTTGTGATTGATAAACTTTACTTATGACTACAACCTATTTTGAGCCGTTTCCTGTTAAGACACGTGGAGATGAGTTTGGCAATTTAGCACCTTACCGCAATGGTAGACCGCATAGAGGTCAAGACTGGTCACCTAAGGAACTAAGTCCAATTAAGGCGATTACTAGTGGGACAGTATTTCTTAATGAGTGGTCTGACGTGTTGGGTTGGTTTGTTGTCCATAGTGCTAAAGATGGTTACTGGGTTTTGTATGCTCATTTGGCTGAGCAGTCACCATTAGAAAAAGGTGCAAAGGTTGAGGGCGGTAAAACTGTTTTAGGTAAAACTGGTGGAGGCAAGTTTAAGAGCGGCAGTGCCTCAACAGGCTCGCATCTTCATTTGAGTATTGGTAAAGCAAATAAGGCGTGGTCTAATCCGGAGATACATTTAGCGGCATACAAAGATTTGGTAGACCCTTTAAAACACATTTTGGCAAACAAAGGTTAATGATGAAAAACAGAGTTAAACAGATTACTGATGTCCTAGCAATTTTGGCTTGGCGTGGGTTTGGTATTTTCCTATTTATTTTGGGTGGGTCTGCGGGTGTTGGTGCAGCGTTAACAGGTAACTGGCTTAATGGTGTAATCATCGCTTGGGGGACTTTGATGATTGGTGTGATTGGTGCGATTGGTTACGCTATTGCGACTACTGGTCAGGTAACTAAGGCTGACGTTGCTAAGGCTAGTAATGACGCTATCCAAAAAGCAGAAAATCAGGCTAAGCAAGCCAAATAAGGTTTGTCTCGTATAGATACACGCATTTAGGGTGTTAAAGCCTTGTAGGGGCATTTACAGGTCTATTTGAGGGTTATGCCTCTTGGTTGCGTCTAATCTTTTTACGTTGTTGTGGTGTTGTGCCACCATAAATGCCGTAATCCTCAAACATGCCAACTTTTAAACATTTAGCCATAACTGGGCAACGCAAACAAATTGCTCTAGCCGTCTCGGTCATCATCGCAATAGTTTTAGCGTCACTAGTTCCAATGTAATCCTCAGGGAAAAAAATGTTGGGAACCTGCTCGCACGCAACACCACCATTGTCCATAATGGCCTCTTGTAAATCTCGGTTTACTTGAGACAGAACTAGTTTGTCGTTGGTCATGTTTATAGTGTAGTTATGAGTGATGACCAATTAAGTAGTTTGCTAAATGAGCAAGTAATTGTTTTAGGTTCGTTTCCTGCTAACTCTCCGGAGTGGCATGCGTTACGTAATCAACCGGGTGTTGTATCTGGTTCCGAGATGGGTGCCATTTGTGGCAGTTCACCTTTTACGTCTGCAATAACTTTGTGGGCTGAAAAAACTGGTCGGGTTGAAAGAGATTTTGTTGGTAATGACGCTATGCGTTTAGGTCAACTTGTTGAGCCTGCGATACGTCAGTTATATATTGAGAAGCACCCGACGCATAAAGTTTTTGAGGTTGATGAAACTTTTACACGTAAGGGCTTTGAGTGGGGTCACGCTAATCTTGACGGCATTTGTGTTGACGAAAATGGCGAGCAATACATACTTGAGATTAAACATACGTCGCAGTATTGGGACGAGATACCGCTACATTACAAACAGCAAGTGCTTTGGTATATGTTTATTACTGGTATCCGTAAATCAGTTTTTGCGGTAGTCAATGCGGGTAGATATAAAGAGTATGCGTATGACTATGACTCTTTTGAGTTTGATTTGTTGTGGAGTAGAGTTTTAGATTTTCGTAGTCGTCTGATTGATGACGTGCAACCCGATTGGGACGGCAGTGAGTCAACTTATGAAACTACACGTCAACTAAGCGAGGGTGTTGAGTCACGTGATGAGGAGTTAGGTCAACTTGGTATTGAGTTGTTTAACGCTCAAGATGCTTTTGATGAGGCTGAGACGCATTTACGTGAGATGAAGTCTCGCACTATCGCAGCATTAAATGGTGCTAAAAATGGTGTTATTAATGGCAAGGTGGTTTGTAGTTTGCAGCAACGTGCAGGTGGTCTGCCGTATCTAACAATTAAAAAGGCAAATAAAAAATGAGTGATGTAAAAAGTAGATATAACTTTAATGGTTTTACTTTTGGTCGTGATGACGATTTTAATTTGGTGATTGAAACTAAGACAGGTGACTTTAGTTATTTGACGCAGTTTAGTTTAGAGTTGACGCCTGCTGAGCGTCAGGAACTTATTGCAGTGCTTATTAAAGGAACTACAACGAAAGAGGTTAACTAATGGCTCAATTTAATCCGGCTGATTATGAAACAGTGGCCGAGAGGATTAAACGTTTTTATAGTGATTGGCCAGACGGCAGAATTGTTACACGCAATTTGACTAAGCAACATGACCGGGCAATTATGACTTGGGTTGTGCAGGCGTCTGTCTATCTAACTAAAGATGACCAAGAGCGTAACTTGCCTAAGGCGACAGGTTTAGCGTTTGAGGTTGATGGTTCGGGTATGGCAAATAAAACGTCTGCTCTAGAAAATGCGGAGACCAGTGCGATAGGGCGAGCATTAGGTAACGCAAATTATTCAGGTGATAAAAGAGTTACACGTGAGGAGATGGCTAAGGTTGCGAGAGGTGTAGCACCGGCACGTAACTGGCAGGCTGCGTTAGATAACATTAATGACCTTGAGGGTTTGAGGTCGTTGTATTTGGAGGCACGTCAGGGTAAGGCACCTGCTGGTATTCTAGAAGCAATTAAAGGTAAGGCCGATGGAATATCTGGAGTTGCAACACCAAATTAACCTAATCAAAGCAAACATTGTTGAGTTAGGTGAGTTGGCTATTGTCTTGCAGAGTCACCCTTTATTGCGTGGCAAGATTTTGGCTCGTATTGTTGAGCAGTCTGACCGGGTGTTTATGTTACAAAACAGCCTAAAATAAGGGGTTTTTCGTTACCTAAAAGTTATCTGCGACACGCCGATTTGATTTGCATAAACTCTAGTTTGTGTGCAATAATAAATACATAAGGCAGATGGCCTTACAGGACAAAACGAAGGGAAACAAAAAATGGCAAGAATTAAGACAGGTGTTAGCAAGAAGGCTAACAGAGACAACCTAGACGCACTAAACCTTTACTACGTATGGCGTAACCAGTTTGGCATTGGCACAAAGATGGACGCAGAGTTTGCGTGGGTTGTTAGCGGTGGCAAGTTTGGTGTTGAGCCTAAGTATTTTGGTCAGAACGTTGCACGCTCAATTAGCGATGCACACGCAGCAAACCTACCTAAAGACATTGACTCAATTAAAGTTGCTTTGTATGTGCTTAAAGCAAAGGTAGGTGCATAATGCTTACCGCTTACAAAGTTAACGACGCAGTAAAATACTGGCAGACTAAGAGCAGTGCATTGCGTGTAGCCAAAGACCTAAACTTTGAAAACGATATTAATTTTTGGGTTGTAGGTTGGGAACATGACAAGGGTTGGTTCCTTGAGGACTTTTGGTCTGACGAACCTTTTGCAAACTTTTATGTTGCACAATACGTTGCTAACAGAGACGCATAAATAATTTGGTAGGTCACTTAGCAAATAGCGGCTAGGTGACTTGCTTTAAATTGCATAAGCGTGGTTAGATGTAAAAAAGATTATTAAGGACAAAACAATTATTAACTCAACAGACATTTTTTGTATCGCTTGCGGTCAAGCAGTGCCGTCTAATATTTGGGCGAAACGTAAACAACGTGGCCGACAAGATTGGGAGTATTGCGTTGATTGCACTGCTAAGCCGACAGAAAAAATTACTGTCCATCACCCTGCTCTTGGGCAGATACAGTGTTACCCGCATAAAGGTGAAGTTGATGAGTTGTGGCGTCCTCTAGATGTATTGGGTCAGTTGTATAGACCGGGTGTGCGTTTGTGTGGTCATAAAGATTGCGTTAACACTGCTCATATTGAAAAAGAAACAGTTACACCCTTGACGGACATTGAGATTATTTTGATGTCTACTGAGGTTCGGGCTAAACATAGGACGGCAGCAAATGGCTAAGCGGTATAAGTATCAGGATTATGAAGTTATTTGGAGGCGTAGTCAGGCGACAGGTAGTGACCGATTGTTGTTGTTGGCGTTGGTCAAGTTTAGGCAGCCGTTGCGTGGCATGTCTGTAACTAAACACACTTTGGCTAAGACAATGAATTGCAGTTTGGACACTGTTGACCGCTGTTTAAAACGTCTTAAGGATTTGGGTGAGTTGGTTTGGGATACCGGTAGTAGTGCCAGTAATCGTGCTAACCGATACTACATTTTGCTTGAGGGGCTTGATTTGGTTACCGCAGATTGCACCCTTGACCCCCCGCAGATTGCGGATAACACCCCCCGCAGTTTGCACCCCCTAAACAGTAATGAAACAGAAGTTAAAGATATAGAGGGGATTAAGTTTGATTTTAGTTTTGGTAGTGAGTGTTTTAAGTTGAGTTTAGATTGGAGGCCAGACTTGTCTGTTTTGCAAATCCTTGATGCTAGAGATAGGTTTGTCTCTCATAAGAGTTTTTTGTTGGCTAATGATAATCAGGTTATGTCTAGATGGCATGCGTGGTTGCTAAATGAGAAGTAGTATCGTGCTTGCCTGCTACGCAGGGCTAGAAGGGAAATAGATGTCGGACATTGATTTTGAGTCTCTCACTGTTGGGAGTTTGTTGCAGACGCAGGGTGTGGGTTTAGACCAACTTAATCTTGTGCCAGATGATTTTAAAGAGGCTTGGTTTGCTAGGGCTTTTGAGGTTATGTCTGACCAGTTTAAGCGTCAAGGGTTTTTTGATGTTTTTACTGTTTGTGGTGATGTTGCTGAGCCGGTGTTTCGTGAGAGGCTTATGGACTCTTGGACGTTGGCGGTGTATCCGGCTAATCTGCATTATTATGCGGGTAAGGTGTTGGAGGCTAGTGTTGAGCGTCAGTTGTTGGTGTTGGCTGATGAGATGCGTCAGGGTGGTGACGTGCAGGAACGTATAGACATGGTGCGTGCCAAGTTGGATAGGTTACGGATTTTTGAGGCGTTTGAGTTGCCTGATTTGCGTTGGGATTTGCAGCAGATGTTGAACGACATTTTGAACCCTAAACGCACTATCCCTACGTGTTTTGGTGCTTTGAACAATTTGATTGTTGGGCTTAAGCAAAGTGGTCTTTATGTTGTTGGTGCTAGGCCGGGTGTTGGTAAGACTGTTGTTGGTTTGCAAATGGCGTGGGAGATTGCTCGTCAAGAGGACGTGCTATTTTTTAGCCTTGAGATGGATAAGGCTAGTTTGCTTAATCGTGTTGTTGCTGGTGAGTTGCAGATACCTTTAGAGAGTATTGAGCGTGGCACGTTGCTACCTGAGTGGAGGTCTAGTATCGGTGATTTGATTAGGACTGTTGAGAGCAAGTTGATTATTAGTGATAGGGGTGGTCAGACTGTCGCTCAGATACGTGGTTACATTAATGCGGTGTTGCAGAAACGTCCGGTTAAGGCGGTGTTTGTTGATTATCTGCAATTAATTTCGGCTAGTAATCCTAAGGCACCTAAGTATGAGCAGATATCACAAATAAGCATGGATTTAAAAAACTTGGCTAAAGAGTTCGGGATACCGGTCGTTGCGTTGGCTCAGTTGAATAGGCGTATTGATGGTAAACCTGATGAGCGTCCGAGTGCAGGGGATTTGCGTGACTCTGGTCAGATTGAGCAAGACGCTGATGTTATTGTTATGTTGAGCCGTAAACAGTCTGATGCAGATATTATTGAGGATAAGAAGATTGCTGCTGGTGAGTCGCAGAGGTTGTTTGCTGCTGGGCACAAGTCTTTAATTACGTTGGACGTGGTTAAGAATAGGCATGGTGCGACAGGCTTTTTTGAGGCTAAGTTTGATGGCGAGTTTTCTAGGGTGAGAGAGTTTAGTAATGCAAGATAATCAGATTGAGTGTCGGCGTTGTGGTTTTGCGTGGGCTGTAAATAATGAGAAGCGTGGGAGGAAAGACTTACTATGCGTGTCTTGTCGTATGAAGCCGGCGAGCATGTTGCAGTATGGCAAGTTGCGTTGTATCCCTCATAAGGGTGCGTTGGATTTGGATTTAAATCCGATTGATGAGTTTGGTGTGCAGGTGTTGGTTGGCGATAGGATTTGTGGTCATAGAGATTGCGTTAATGTTGCTCACGTTGTCGCAGGGTGATGCTAGAGTTTGGTTGCAACAAAATAAAAAATAGAAACATGCGGTAACGCATACTACGCAAATAAAATAGGAGAAATAAAAAATGGCTGTTGTTAAAGTTTCAGGTAAAGTATCTAAAGTGTTTGGTGCGAGCGGTCAGGGCTTGTCTCTGGTTGAGTCGTATAAGGCTGCGTCTGGTGAGGATTACACCCGCACTTGGACTGTATGGTTTGCGGTCGCTCATAATCTTGTCGCTGAGCAGGACGTAACTGTTTTTGGTCAGTTGTCTACAAAGATTGAAGATTTTGAGGGTCGTGATGGTAAGCCTGGTCGTAAGGTGAAGTTGGATATTAACAACGCTCAGGTTGCTGATGTTGTTGCACCTCCTGCACCGGTTGTTGCACCTCCGGCTAACATGCCTTTCTAAGATGAGGCAGTGGATTGTTGGTTACCTTTTGGGGTTGCTGTTAATCCTTAATTCGTTTTCTTTAAGTCAACCTCTATCGGCAATTAATTTGTTGGTAGGGGTTTTCTTTTGGCTAGTTATTTTGGGTGCGTATTATGGCAAGAGATAGTTTTAGTTTTACTGTTTTTGGAACTGACCCGGCACCGCAGGGTTCTAAAAAGTATGTTGGCTCAAGGAAGTCTGCTGCGGGTAATTTGGTTCCGATGATTGTTGAGTCGTCTCCTAAACTACCTGCGTGGCGTAAGGCGGTTAGTCAGGCTGTTGTTGATGCGATGGTGGCGTCAGGTGATTTGTCTAAGTTTGATGGTGCGGTTAAGGTTGAGGCTGTTTTTTATTTGACTAGGCCTAAGACTGTTACGAGGCCTTATCCGATTAAGCCTCCGGATTTGGATAAATTGAGTCGTGGTTTGCTTGATGGCATGTTGCCTTGTTGGACGGACGACAGTCTTGTTGTGAGGCTTGAGGTGTCTAAAAAGTATGCGGTTGGGCAGTCTGGCGTAGCGGTTACTGTTACTAAATACCCTTAATCCCGCTAGTTTACTGGGTTGTAGGCCTGTTATTTTTGTTATCTTTTTGTTATCAAAATCGGCGTGTTGGATTTGCTTTTGGGCGTGTTGTCGTGCATAATTGTTACATAAGCCAAAAGGCTTAGTAAGGACAAAACGAAGGGAAACAAAAAATGGCTAGACACGAATACAAAGGTGCGATTATCCGCAAGCGTTCAGGCGTGGACAGATTGGGTCGTGCAATAAGCGGTTACGTAATCCAGTGGGAAAACACAGGATTTACCGGACGTAGATTTTTTACACTACGTGAGGCAAAAGCATTTGTAGACGCTCAGGTTGGTGCGTAATGCTTACACCAGTTACAGACCTAAAAAGATTAGACATTATTCAACACCTTAACGGCGACTGTTTTTATGTTGACGCTATTGAGTGGATTGGCGGCGACAACTATGCCGTAACTTGCATAGACAACAACGATGACGTAGTCACTTTTAACGTTGATGTCCATACACAATTTGAAGTGCTTATTAGTTACAAGAGGAACGTTTACGTGAACACAATAATTATTACTATGAACGATGGCGTGCAACTTACAGAGACATGCACTGACGCCGATTTGCAAAACGCTATTGATGGTTACGCTCACTATTACTTTAAAAGTCGCATAAAGACTTTTAGCGTTAATGGTGTGCAGTTTGATGAGACCACTTATCTTATTGAGGAGGCTAAGTAATGAACGTTACAGAAATGTTTTTAGATGCTTGCAGACTGTATAAGGTTTGGTGCGACACCGGTAAAGATGCTGCTAACTGTTGGGACGACTATGAGGCTTGGGACGCTGCAGTTATTGCGTTTGCTAAAGCAATTAACTTGTCTAGGTCTGACGCATGCAATTACGTGTTTACGGCAGTGTTGGTGAAGTGATGTTTACTATCAAAGTTTTGTTTACGGCTTTTGTGTTGTGGACTGTATTGGTTTTACCGCAGATTGTTAATAACGCTGTTAATGCGTTGCCTCAACCGCTACCGCAGATTATTGGTTTAGCAATGTTTGTTGCGGTTATTAGTGGTTTTATTGCTTTACTAAATAGATTTATGAAGGGAACAGAATAATGAGTGATACAGGTTGGCAGATGGACGATGAGGTAACAACAACTTACGGCTCTATACAGTTGGCTCAGGTGCAGGCTGAGGGTAGAGGCATACAACAAGAGCGTGACCGGGTTTTAGGGTTGCTTGAGGTGTTGCCGTTTATTTGGGCTGGCGATACACAAATGTTGACGATTAGTCGTGACGCATTGATTGAGTTGATTGAGAGTGGTGCGAGCCGATGAAGGAACCTAATGGTGTTTTGGTTATGACTACTTGTAAGTGTCGTGAGAACAACACAAACATTGTGATGACCCGCACGTGGTTTGATGAGACGTTGCACAACAAAATTGAGCAGGGTGTAAGACAGGAACGTGAACGTGTTATTGAGTTGCTAGAGACTCAGTTAAGTTGCTCATGCGAAACCCCTGTTGCTCATGCTATTGCTCTTATTAGGGGAGACAAATGAAAAAACTAACGTATGCGAGACGCCTAGCAGTGCAGGACGCAATTTTTTATGCTCAAGCAACGGAACAGGCTAAACGACAGTTAACCGCTCAGTTGCTCGCTGACCCTCGTCTAGCGGCGATGGCAGGGGTGAGGCTTGAGGCTATACAAACTATCCGTAAAGAGTTGGGCTTGTCTCGGACACGTTGCAGGTTCCTTTTAGATGGCCGGGCTACGTTGGCAGACTTTTATGGTGCAGACGATGAGTGATGAGTTGAGGCTGCTGCTGATATCTATTTTGTTGTTGACTGTTGGTTTTGTCGTATTAACGTGGCAAACTAAAGAGTGTTACCAGTTGCAATATCAAAATCTGACTGGGACGCATTTTAAACAAGTATGTAAGGGAGATAAATAATGAGTTGTGAAACAAAAGAGTGTGCGTGTAAACGTGAGCAGGCTGTAAACATTTTTAGTAAAGACTTCCATGCGGGTGTTGAGGAGGGTCGTAAGGGTGAGGCTAATCGCACGCTGACCGCTTTGATTGAGTTACGTGACCGCAAGGTTTTATCTGAGGCACAAGTTGAGTCAATACTTGACTTAATCCTTGAGAAACTTTTAGACGTGAGAGACATTGACTGATGTTTGAGATTGTTTTATTTATTTTGTTGGGTCTAATCATTTTTGCTGTAAGCCTGATGGCGTTGAGTGTAATGATTGCTTACGCTACGCAAAGTGCTTATGACTCAGAGAGGGACATTTACGATGATTAACTTTTTAGAGCGTGCATTTAAAAAGACTATGGCAACGTATTGGTGGCAGGCTAGAGCAACCGGTAAACGTTACGCACTAAACAGTGTTAAGGCGTTAATCCACGCTGAGATTAAAGTGCTAAATAAAAATGCTACCGATAATGCAACTAAGCAACGTATCAATGAGTTGCTGTTTATTTTAAGTCAAATTAGGAGAGTTGAAGATAATGAGTATAAGTAATGTTGTTGAGGCTGTTGCGTTGTTGCGTGACGAAAATCTTGTGTGGTCTGCGGACATGGTGGACATTAAAGATAACATTGCCGATTTGATGATTGCTGCGGCAGCACAAGGCGACATAATGTTGGCGGTTGCTGATACGTTGGCTAAAAAGATTATTAATAGTGAGCCGACGCATTTAACTTTGGCAACCTATAACGCTGACTTGGAGACACGTTAAATGTTGGAGGATTTAGTTTTACCTACCCCGCAGTATGGTTGTAGGGTTAGAACACTTAAAGAGGGTATGTCTAAGGCTGATGCACAGATACTTGAGGACGCAGTTAATAACCCGGCTTGGCCTTGTAAGACTTTGCAAAATGAGTTGATGAAACGTCAAATCAAATTAAGCGACACTGTTATTAAAAAACATAGAGATGGGCGTTGTTCATGTTAGAAGGATTAAGCACGCCGGCACCTAAGGTGACTGTCCCTGATGGTTGGTCTCCGAGCGTTGTCTTTGATGGTGACGGAGGTGAGGCAACGTTACCCGCTATACAGGGTGATTACACGCCGACTGATGTTGACGCTTTTTTGCGTGAGGCAGGTATTGACCCGGACGAGATAGAAATTATTGAGCCGTCTAGGATTAGCCGTTGGCAGGTGGCGAGGCCGTTCCCTCTAGAGCCGGCTTGGCATACTGCGGTGCGTGTTCGTTGGCGTAAGCGTGGCGGTAAAGTTGATTTGCCGTTGTTGTATGCGTTGGCTAAGAAAACTAAACCTGTAACCCCTAAGCCTGTTGCTCAAGGTAAGGCGTTGGTTGTGTTGTGGTCTGATTTGCAGGTCGGTAAGGTTGACCATCGTGGTGGCACTGAGGCGTTGATACAACGTGTAATTGAGACGCAGGCAAAACTAATGAGCAAGGTTAAAGAGGTTAAGCCTGAGCGTATCGTATTCATTGATGTAGGCGACACCATTGAGGGATTTACGAGTAGTCAAGATATGCAGCAGTTGCAAAGCAATTCGCTCAGTTTGATGGCGCAAGTTGATTTGGCTACGTCAATGGCGTGGGAGACTTTAAAGCAACTCAGCAAGCACGCACCAATAACTTATCTGTCTGTCGGTTCTAATCATTGCCAGTGGCGTGTTAGTAAACAACGTGTAGGTAAAGCAACAGACGATTGGGGTATCCATATTGGTCGGACGTTGGCAAGGTTGTCGCATGAGGTAGGACTAGATATTACTTTCCATGAACCTAATGAGCATGATGAGTCTTTAGCGTATGACGTGTTTGGCGACTCTTTCCATATTCTCGGTGTATGGCATGGACACCAAAGCAATAACCCTAATGCTGTCCCTGAGTGGTGGCGTAAGCAAGCGTTTGGACGTCAACCTGTAGCAGCAGCAACAATAGGTGTGAGCGGTCACTTCCATCACCTGCGTGTAACAGAGTTAGGTAGCACGCAACGTGGCACTAGTCGGTTCTGGGTTCAAGCGGCAACATTAGACAACGGAAGTTCGTGGTGGAAAAATGCGGGCGGCGGCGAGGACAGTCAACCCGGTCTCGTATGTTTTGAGTTAGAGCGTCAAAAAGATTTCACCGGAACAGTTTGGAAACTTTAAAATGCCTATCTATTTATTTATGTGTCCTAATTGTGGTGTCACCGAAAAAGTAATCGCCGAGATAAATGAACAGTTGCAACCTCCATACTGCGGACTATGCGAGTTGGACATGGAACGTAAGTTTGGTGTTGCTGCCATAAAGTTTAATGGTGGCGGTTGGGGTAAAGACGCATGATTAGAGAAGTATGCAGTTGTAACGCAGAGTTTGAAACAGACGACAGAGACGCAATAGAACTAGTCAAGTCATGGAGACGCACGCACAAACATGACGTAAGACCAGAGCAAAGAGATGCAACCGCATTAACCAACACCGACATTGCTTTAGGGTTCAAAGCGATGGCATTACCAGTAGATGAGGACGACGAGTAATGATTAGCAAAACATTTATTAGCATTGCAGTTTTAGTGTTAGCAGCAACACTTAGCGTCATTGCCATAACCACTACAAATAAAAACTGTTGGGATAAATACGAGACAGAAGTATCAGCAATAGAGAACTGCGAGCAACATGAGTAGGTTCCCTAAACCATGCCTAACCTGTAATCAATTAACAACTGGTGGGAGTTACTGCGAGGCTCACCAAAAGACAGTTGATGAAAAAGAAAAACAAAGACAAGCCATACGCAAGCGGGGCAGAGTAATCTACAATGATGCAACATACCGCAAGGGCAGGGCATGGCTTAAGGCCACCGCTACTCACTGCCACCTATGCCAGCAGGCATTTACTGACCGCAACCAAATAACCGCAGACCACCTGATAGCCGGAGATATTAATAGTCCCCTAGCGGCGGCACACGCCGTCTGTAATTCCCGACGAGGAAACAAACCACTTAACTAGTTTCATTGCCACTACACCCTAAGCGAACACCTATACAGAGGGGGTTCAATAGGGGGG